TGCCGACCCGTGTCCGTGACCTGCGCGTGGCATGCGGGCTGGACTGGGGCAGTGCCTCGCCGGGGTGTGTGCTCTGGGGGGCGGCGTTGCCCAACGGCCATGTGCATGTCTTCGATGAGTGGAAGTTCCAGCGCCTGACGGTGCGGCAGGTGGCCGAGGGGGTGCGGGAGCGGTGTCGGGAGTGGGGGCTGGAGCGGGTGCCGCCGGTGTATGCGGACCCGGCGTTGCGGGGGGACACGGGGCAGATCGGGGAGGCGATGGGGACGACGTTCGCCCGCTACGGGGTGCCGTTGCTCTATCCCTCGAATGATCGGCTGACGGGCTGGCAGCGCGTGCATGAGGCGTTGGCGGCCTGTCGGCAGGACGAGTGTCGGAGCGAGGCGCACCCGGACGGGACGCCGTGGCTGACGGTGGCGCCGCGCTGCAAGTACCTGACGCGGACGCTGCCGCTGATGGTGCAGAGCGACAGCAATCCCGAGGATGTGGACACAGAGACGGATGACCATGCCGCGGATGCGCTGCGGTATCTCTTGATGGGCGGGCTGCGGCCCGCCACGGGGCGACGGGCGCCGGCCCTGCCGGTGGGGAGTCACGGATGGTGGAGACAATGGCATCAGCGGAAGGCGGCGCGGTCGGGCGTCCTGGCGTAAGCGGGCTGCCGCTCACCGACGAGGATCTGACGTACTGGCGGGCCGAGATCCAGCGGGCGCGGAAGGACCGGGACGACCGGATCGAACGCTGGGGCGTCAAGGACAACCTCGAACGCTACGCCAAGTCGCAGGCCAACCCGGACGACGTGGACTCCGGCAAGGACTTCGCGGATGTCGAGCGCAAGAAGGCGGCGCTGTTCTACGACAAGCCCGAGATCGTGCTGACGGCCGATCCCGGCGTGGACCCGGCGGCGCTGCAGTTGCACCAGGAATACCTGAATACGCTGCTGAGCGATCGGTTCCTGAACGCGCAGTTGACGGTGGACGAGACGCTGCACGATTGCCTGGTGGCGATTCAGCCAGTGCCGACCGAGATTGGCTACACGGCGACGATTGTGGAGCAGCCCGTGCCCGACCCGCTGACGGGAGCGCCCTCGGGCCAGACCCAGCCGGTGCCCGTGCATGAGCGGTTCTACTGGACGCACATCAGCCCGAAGGCCATCCTGCTGCCCTGCGACCACACGAATACCCGGTACGACGAGGCGCCGTGGGTGGGGTATGACTGGCGGCTGCCGAAGTCGCAGGTCCGGCGCGAGTACGGGCTGGACGAGGACTGGAGCGGCGGGGATGCGGTGGAGCCGCCGCGGTTCCGGCAGGAGGGGGAATCCCGGTCGGACGGCGACGAGCCGATGGTGTCGGGCGTCACGATCTGGTACAAGGCCGTGACGCGCGATGCGATGGTGGTGCATCCCGAAGTGCAGCGCGTGCTCGTGCTGGCGGACGGTGTGGACGCGCCGCTCAAGCACCAGCCGGCGCCCTATCAGGACTTCCACCCCGATGGACGCCTGACGCCGAACAGCGTGCCGGGGTATCCCCTGCACCCGCTGGCGCTCCGCGTGTTGTCGGACTCGGCGTGGGTGCAGGCCGACTGCACAATCACCGGGCCGCTCACCAAGGAAGGCAACAAGTTCCGCACGCAGGTCATCCAGCGCCGCGACGGCTCGCGGCAGCATATGGTCTACGACACGGACGCCTTCAATCCCGAGGTGAAACAGAAGTTCGAGCAGAACACCATCCCCGAGCTGATCCCGGTGGAGCCGGGAAAGCTGGCGCAGGGCATCAAGGCGATCATCGATCAGGTGCCGCCGATCACGCTCGGGCGTGAGAACTACGAGGGGATGGACCGGATCGACCGGGACCGCGAGGGCGTGCTGGGTATTGGCGCCAATCAGGTGGGGCAGAACACCCCGACGAAGCGCACGGCCACCGAAGTCCAGAACATGCAGCGCAACACCGACGCGCGGTTCGAGAAGGAGCGCCTGAAGTCGCTGGCGTGGTGGCTGCGCGGCGTGCAGAAGCTGAGCGCGTTCGTCCTGCGCTACGGCGACCGGATTGCCCTCGACGTGCTCGGGCCGCAGCGCGGGCAGGCGTGGGTGCAGGCCCGCGACCAGGGCGTATACGGGCTGTTCAATTTCGAGGTCGTGATCGACTCGGGCCGCTACGTGGACATCGAGGCCCGCAAGCGCCAGGATCTGCAGGTCTACAACCTGCTGCGCAAGGACCCGGCGATCAATCCGGCGCCGATCGTGCGGCGGCTGGGCGAGGATTTCGGCTTCGACATGGCGGAACTGCTGACGCCGCCGCCGCCGCCCGAGCCCAAGCCCGACCCGCCCAAGGTCAATCTCACGGTGTCGGCGCAGGATCTGCTGCCCGCCGCACCGTGGTATCCGGCGCTCCATGTGATGCTGAGCGCAGCGGGGGTGGCCAACCTGCCCCCGCCGCAGCTCGCCCCCGTGGGGCTCGCCGGCGGCCCGCCCCCCGTGCCTGGTCAGCCCGCGCCCACACCTCCCGCGGGGCAGCCACACGGGGGGCCGGTGCCGACCGCCGACCGGATCGACCAGCACCAGCTCGACGAGTCCGGGGACCGCTCCGGTCCCAAGGTGATGTGATGAGGGGAAAGAGTGTCTCTCGGGCCGGGCTTGATACCGGCTATCTCATGGCTGGATTCGAACCAGCAGTTCGCCTTGGGGGCGCGTTCGACCGTTGAACTACATGAGTTCTAGCGCCGTTTCCTTCCGGTACTTCGGCATTCGTGAGCGTGTCCTTCCACGCCGCCGAGAGACACACAGTGAGTCTACTATGATTTGCGAAGAGTGCGGACACGAACTCACGGTCGGCAGCTGGCCGTACTGCCCCCACGGCGCCCCCGGCACGTTTGGCGTCGTGCCGGACGAGGTGCCGGGCGGGTTCTGGGCGGAGAACGGCTTTGCCGAGCGCCGGAAGTTCTACAGCCATTCCGAACACGAGCGCGCGTTGGCCCGGGAGGGCTGCGAGATCCGCGCGAAGTGGGCCGGGCCGGAGGACCGGATCATGACCAATTGGGCTGCCGGCCCGGACGCACAGACGCTCGCCAACGCGGCGGCGCTGGTCGGTCGGGGCGCCGAGGCGCGCGCCGCCCGGCGCCAGCGCTGGCCCCGCGCGACCGAAGCCGTCACCGTCACCCCGGCCGGGACGTTCACCGGCAAGGACTTGCGATGATCGTCGGCGTGACCGAGCGACCCACCCTGGAGTTGACCTCGGCCCAGATCGGCATCATTCTCGCGCTCGAGCCGCTGCTGGCCGAGACGGGCATGACCCTCGTCTGCCCGGTCTGTGTGCGGGAGCGCGGCGATGCGCGCCTCCAGACCGACAACAGCCCCGGAGATGCGACGTGGAAGATCGATTGCCGGTGCCGGCAGCGGCGAGTGGCGAAGGCGGCGGTGGGGATGGTACCCACCCTGACGGGGGACCTGTTCCTGCTGGGGGCGGAAACCCTGAAATCCGCGGTCCTGGCGCTCCGCTGTCCCCGCAAACGCTGCGTCCGTCAGGACTTGGAGATCCGACACACGTCACAGGGGCTGGTGGTGAGCTGCGAGTGCGCCCGGCTGACGTTCCGCAAGAAAGCCGACCCGACCCCGACCGTGGTGATCTAGCCCCCTGCCCCTGCGGCGCCACACAGATTGTGGTCCGCCCCTCCAAAACGTCTATTTGTGGACGTTGCGGCCGCCCCAGCCGCGTTATCGTCCCTCGTAACGTCCGATTCTGAGACAGGCTGAGTCCGCGTGACTCAGCCCTCGGACGTGTACGAGGTCCCCGCGCGACACAGGGGAACAGGAGTCGCATGCTCGACGGGAGTACGGCGGGCACGGGCGGCGAATCGGTCCCGGCGGCGGGTGGCACGGCGCCATCCGACGCGGGCGGGTCCGCGCCCGCGTCCGCTCCGGCCGATACCCGGCCGACTTCGTGGGGGGAAGCCCTTGCGGAGTCTGAGCCTGCTGCAGATCCGGCCGCTGCAGCGCCCTCGGATCAGCCCGCCCTCGTTCCGCCGCCTGAGGCCGCGACACCGCCTCCGAGTGAGCCTGAGGCTGCCCCGAGTTCTGACGTGACCCCGACCGCGGGGCCGATTCCGTTCGATCGTCACAAGGCGGCGCTCGAAAACGCGCGCACGAAGGCGATCGAAGCGACGGTCCAGCAGGTCAAGGAACACTACGGCGCCGGGATCGATTTCCAGGCCCGGTTTGACGCCGATCCGGTGGGGACGTTTGCCCAGGTCTTCGACGGCCTGATGCAGCACCCCGAGTACGGGCAAGCCGTGTTGTCGCATGCCGCGAAGGCGCTCAATGCCAAGCGGAAACAGGCGGCACTCGATGTCGAGCCCGAACCGGACATGGTGGGGACGGATAAAGAGACGGGCGAGACGGTCACCATGTTCTCCCCTGAGCGTGCCGCTCAGTGGAAGGCGTGGAGTGAACGTCAGGCGGCGAAGAAGCTGCAGGCCGAGTACGCCCCGATCTTGAAACAGCAGCAGGCGCTGCAGGAGCAACAGGCGCTGGAGAGTGCGAAAGCCGCCGCGAGTCGGCGGATGGGCGCCCTCTACAAGTCGTTTGAAGCCCGCCCCCATTTCACGGCGCACAAGCCCGCCATCGTGGAACGGTTCAGGGCGATCCGCGCGGAGCAGCCTCATCTCGACCTCGGGTCGGCCCTCGGGCTGGCCTATGCCGAGGTGGTGGAGTCCGTGGTGATCCCCAGACAGGTCGCGTCCCAGCAGCAACAGGTGCAGGCGGCGGCGGTGGCGAAAGCGACCGGCCGCAGCACACCGCCCGGCACGCCGGTCCCCACGCCTCAGGGTCGTCCGCGCACCATGCGCGAGGCGATGGAGCAGGTGGGCCTGTAGCCGGTTTTGTTTCTGAGGATCTGACGCATGGCAAACCCGAATGTGGGGCAGCAGGTCGCGGCGGCCTGGCAGAAGCTCATCGGGACGAAGCCCGAAGACAACATCTTCGAGGAGTATTCGCTCCTCGCGCTGATGGAGAAGGGCAAGGCGTCCAAGGCCGTCACCGGCGGCCGCTCGGTCATCGCCCCGATCGAGTACAAGGTGAACTCCACGGTCAAGGCCATCTCCGACACCGAAACGCTGGACGTGTCCCGCGTGGACGTGTTCGACGAGGCCGAGTACGAGTGGGCGCAGTACGCGGGCGACTTCGTGATCTCGTCCTACGAGGAAGCGATCACCCGCGGCGGCGAGCGCAAGATCGACCTGCTGGAAGGCAAGGCCGAGAACCTGCGCCAGTCGATGCGCAAGCGGCTCAACGAAGACGCGTTTGGCGACGGCACGACTGACTCGTCCAAGAGCGCCGATGGGCTGCAGGTGCTGGTCCCCGATGATCCGACCGCCGGCACGCGCGGCGGCATCAGCGCGGTCAGCTACTCGTTCTGGCGCTCCCAGCAGACCAGCGGCGCCAAGACGACCAGCGCGTACGACAACCTGCGCTCGGCCATGCGGACGATCAACACCGCCTGCGCCCGCGGCCAGGGCGTCATGACCCCGACCGACTTCATCACCGGCCCGACGACCTGCAACGGCTACGAGTCCCTGCTGATCGCCAACGAGCGCGTGGTCAGCAAGGAGAACAGCCAGGCCAACGCCGGGTTCGACGATGACGCCTTCATGTTCAAGAAGGCCAAGGTCCGGTGGGACGACGACTGCGCGGACTCGCGCATGTACGCGCTGCGGTTCGGCAAGGGGGGCCTGCAGCTGGCGTACCAGAGCGGGTACTGGTTCAAGGCGTACCCCGCCGTGAACCCGGCCAATCAGCTGCTGGACGTGGTGAAGATCGAGACGATCTGCCAGTTCGCGGCCTTCAACCCGCGCCACCTCGGCGTGATCACGTCCATCACCTAAGAAGGAGCGCGCACACACATGGCACTGACAGGCACTCCTCAGGCGGCGCCGTTTCCGACCTCGGAAACGCTGGCCTCCTCGGACTACGACGGCCCGTACGGGCGCGTGTTCGTGGACGACTCCACGGGCTCGGAATACATGCTGGTCGATTGCCAGGAAGCCTTCACCGTGGGTGAGGTGGTGGTGATCAACGCGGCCGGCGCGGCGTCGGCCGTCACGGACTCCAGCCGGGGCCGTGTCGGCATCATCGTGGCCACCGTGAGCGGCAGCGACACGGCGGCGTGGGCGCAGATTTACGGCCCCACGTCGTCCAGCGTGCTCTGCTCGAGCGGCGTCACGTCGGCGGGGGCGCTCATTGCCAACGTCTCGACGGACACGGGCTCGTTCGGGGAACTCACCTCGAGCGCCGGCAACGTCGTGTACGGGGCGCACAGCATCCAGGCCGCCTCGACGGCGACCTCCCCGGTGGGACCGGGCGCGCTCGGCGCGTTCGTCCTCAACCGGCCGTACGTGATGGGCGTGGCCAACAGCTTCACCTTCACGTCGTAATGACGGCGAGGGCATCGCACCGAAAGATCGCGTTGATCGGCACGGCGATGCCCTCGCTGCGCTATGCGCCGTGGGACGACCCCTCGTGGGAAATCTGGGCGCATGCCTCGGCGGGCACACTGGCCAAGCGGGTGGATCGGTACTTCGACCTCCACCCGCCGGCCGTCTATCGGGAGCGGCGCAAAAACAGTCAGCTGGACTACCACGGCTGGCTGAAGCGGTTGCAGACCCCGATCTATCTGCAGTCGAAGGACCCGGAGATTCCGGCGTCTCGACGCTATCCGCGGGAGCGGGTCCAGGCCGAGTTCCCGTGGCCGTTCGGATCGCAGGCGGCGTGGATGATTGCGCTGGCGCTCACCGAGGGTGTGCAGACGCTGGGGCTGTTCGGCATCCACTACGCGCACGAGAGTGAGTACCGCGAGCAGCGGGCGAACTGTGAGTTGTGGGTGGGGATTGCCTGGGGGCGCGGCGTGTCGTGGGTGATCCCTGAAGGCTGCCCGGTGGCGCGGGAGCCTGTGGACCGCTACGGGTACGACTCGCACACCCCGGAGAAGTATGCGGCCCGCAAGGCGATCGCCCTGCAGTTCAAGCAGGCGAAGCAGCGGGCGCAGGCCAAACCGGGCTTGACCGCGAGCGCCGACCCCAATTTCGACCCGGCTCGGCTGCGGCCGGCGACGGCGGACGAACTGCAGCGCATCGAGGAGACGTGGCACGCACATGGGCAAATTCACGAACCCGAAGGATCGGCGGTCTGACGATGACGACGTGGTGGACGTGCTGAGTGAGGGCGAGGTGGGCGAGGAAGGCCCGGCCCGGCCCTATCAGACCAAGGCCCATGTGGCCCCGGCGCCCGCCCCGTTCGACATGCAGGCGTTTGCCGGAGCGCTGGCCACCGCGCTGAGCACCGCGCTGGCGCAAAGCGGGCAGGTCACGGCGCAGGCGGTGCAGGAGGCGACGGCGGAAGCCCTGCGCTCGGCCCGCGCGAAGATCCCCGAGAACGAAACCCACCCCGACATCAGCGTGTTCAACCCGGACGGCGAGCGGGACCATCCGCGGCCTGGCCTCCGATGCGAGATGTTCCTGGGCCAGTACGACGAGGACGATCAGGTCACGCCCGCGTTCGCCATCGAGGGCGACCGCTGCACGAAACAGGAACAGATCCTGTTCAACCAGGTGCGACCGGGTGTGTTCTCCGTGCGGCGCAACGACGGCAAGACGGGGCGCGTGATCGTGCAGGGCCGGCAGGACGCGAACGGCGATCTGAAGCGACTCGTGATCGCGGTTCCGCACGGCTGGCTGGGCAAGGATCAGCAGGCGCAGATGCCCTCGCAGGTGTCCATGGCCGAGCAGTTGATCGCCGGAGCGGCGGCCCGGTAGCCATGACGGCGGACCTGGTGGCGTTTCTGGCGGCGCTGCTGACCGAGGCCGTGCGGAAGCATGAGGGCCGGCGATGACGCGATCCGACCTCCTCGTCAAGCTTTCTCGTCGCACGAACAAGAACACGACTCTGGACACGGCGACCCAGAACCGGCTGCTGGACTTCCTGAACGAGCGGCAGCGGCGGATTCTGTCTCTGCCGGGGATGCAGAAGCTGCGCGAGGCCAGCCAGACGTTTGCCTCGGTGGCCTCGCAGGCGGACTACGCGCTCCCGAACGTGGCGCGGCTGCACCGGATCTTCGAGACGACCAACGACCGCGTGCTGTACGAACTCAGTCCGCAGGACTACCGGCTGATCGACCCGGACCCGCAGACCGGCACGCCGGAAGCGTTTGTCTGGCGCGGCCGGCAGGCGGTGGCGACACAGCCCTCGGATGCGTCCGAGATTTTCGTGGACTCGACGAGCGGCAGCGACACCAACACTGCCTATGTCGAGGGCATCATCACGGGCGGCTACCCGCGCTCGGCCTCGGTCACGATGACCGGGACCACGGCCGTCTCGCTGTCCACGTCGATTACGACCTGGGAGCGGATTGACAAGTTCTATCTGAGCGCGGCGGCGGTCGGCACGGTGACGCTGCACGAGGACGCGAGCGGCGGGACGGAGCTGGCCCGCATTCCGATTGGAGCCACGTCCACCGATTACTGGCGGCTGACCCTCTGGCCGACGCCGAGCGCGGTCATCACCTACACGGTGGACTACGACCGGCAGGTGACGGATCTGGCGCAGTCCACGGATCTGCCGGTGCTGGACGAGGACTTCCACGACGTGCTGCTGCTCGGGGCGCTCATGGACGAATACCAGCACATGCACGATGACCGCTGGCAATCGGCGCGCGTGGAGTACGAGCAGCGGCTGGGGGCACTCAAATACCGGATCGCGGCGACGGCCACGGGTGGGGCAGGACTGCTCACGCGGCGCATCCGGCCGGGGTCGCAACTGGGCGCGTGGTTCCCGGCGGGATCGTAAAGGAGACAGGACATGACCGTGAAG